ATCGCAGATCAACAAGGAAAACTGTTGTCAATCCAAGAGAAAGTAATAAGCCTAGAGAAAGATATTGAATCAATGCGGGCAGTAGTTGCAACCGCAGAAATGGCGACAAACTCCATGAAAAGCGGTCAGAACGACCTACAAAAGATGAGTGATCGCTTAGGTAGAATTGAAACAGAAATTGATGACCTATGGTCGGGTATGGATTATCTGAGTAATCCGCTAAACTAGAAAGAGGACAATGAAGTTCATTTTAATCATCATGATTGGGTCATGGGTGTCGCCTGATCGGATAGAATTTGACACCCTTGAAGAATGTGAAGCAGCAGCAGAAAAACTAACATACGGCAAGATAGTAACGGCTTGCGAATCAGGAGAACAATATGCTGGAGTATCTGGAAATAGCGACGACCCTAGTCGCCCTTTGTAGCGCCATTTGTGCAGTAACACCTACACCTAAAGACGATGCCATCATTGGCAAGATCTATAAGGTGCTAGAGATGTTCGCACTTAATGTCGGCAAGGCCAAGCAGTGATAGACAAGCTCATTGGCCCCGTTACAGGGTTACTAGACAAGTTTATTGAGGATAAGGATCAGAAGGCTAGATTGGCCCATGATCTGGCTACAATGGCTGACGAGCATGCTCAAGAGCTTGCTAAGGGTCAGCTAGAGGTCAACAAGGCTGAGGCAGCACACAAGTCTTTGTTCGTGGCAGGGTGGAGACCAGCGGTGGGCTGGGTGTGCGTTCTGGGCATGTTCGGCAACTTCATTACTATCCCGTTCAGCAACTTTGTACTGGCGCTCATAGGTATAGACATAGTTATACCTCTAGTCCCACTGGAGACCATGATGCCAGTTTTGATGGGGATGTTGGGGTTAGGGGCGATGAGAAGTTATGAGAAGAAAAATTCGGTACACAGGGATAAATGATGTTTAAGTATTTCACGTTAGAAGAATTTGCCTGTCAGGAGACTGGTGAGAATGAAATTAAAGAAGAATTTGTTACGGCGTTGGATGTGCTACGCCATGAGTGCGGCTTCCCGTTTAAGATTACGTCTGGGTATCGTAGTCCGAAGCATTCTATTGAAGCTGCTAAACCTAATGGTGGAGGACAGCACACAACAGGCTTTGCTGCTGATATTGCTATTAGCAACGGCGCTCAGCGTTTTATTATTGTTTCAAAAGCTCTTGAACTTGGGATGAGCGGAGTCGGTATAGCCAAAACTTTCGTTCATGTGGATATGCGTCAAACTACCCCAGTCATCTGGACTTACTAAATAAAAGGCCCACCGAAGTGGGCCAGTGCGCTGGAGAGCGCGGGGGAGAAGAAACTACATTTTACCACAATCCTCCCTAATTCATATCGTTCGTTTTGTTTACTTCTTAATATGATTCGTTTACGATGTAAGCGTTTCAACAAAGGAGAAGACAATGGAACAATCAGAAAACATCAACGAACTAACGGCGGCGCTGTCAAAGGCACAGTCTGAAATTCGTAATCCAAGCAAAAACACGAAGAACACTTTCTTCAAGAATGAATACGCTGATTTAACGTCTGTTCTGGGCTGTATAAGGCCAGTGGCGGCTGCTAACGGCTTATCGTTCGTCCAAGGGGTTGAGGCTTACAGCGGCAACGTAGCTGTCACAAGTCAAATCAGCCATTCTAGCGGGCAATGGATAAAACAAGTTGCCAGTGTCGAGCTTCCGCCACAAAGCAAAAACCCTATCCAAGACCTTGGAAGCATCGCAACCTATTTAAAAAGGTATCAAGCTCAATCAATGTGGGCAGTATGCGCTGACGAAGACACAGACGCGCAGGATCTAGGCATCGAAGACATCAGTGATGAAAAGGTCGCACATCTTGACGCAATGCTAGATTCTACTCAATCAAGCAAGTCTGCATTCCTTAAAGTCTACGGTGTTGAGAATCTTAAAAGCATGACTGAGGATCAATATCAAAGGGCTAAAAAACAGCTTCAGCAGAAGAAAGCTAAGCAGTCCAAGAAATGATGGCTATCTATGTTGATATAACTGATCGGTTAAGAAAAAAAGTGCAGTGCATTGATGTATTTGTCCGATCTAACGTACCAGATTTAACTTACGAAGATCATCAGCAAGCTGTTCTTGATCAAAAACATGAATCAATTATTTTTAGCGCAAAGAAGAAAAGGTTCAAAAATTTTGGTCTTTTGCTTTCTAAACGAGACTTCCGTCACGATTATAAAAAACCTTTGGTAACTGATGGAGAAGAAGGTTTAAATCTTTCAGATTGTGTTGCTAACTTTGATCCACCTGTTGGATCGATTGAGCATAAATTTTTGATTAGGTGTTCGCTATGAAGATCCACAACGTCGAACAGGGTTCTGAGGCGTGGTTTGCGCTACGTCTTGGGGTTCCGTCTGCCAGTCGGTTCAAAGACCTTCTGACCCCCACGGGTAAGCCTAGCGCATCAAGTGAAAAGTACATGCATGAATTGCTTGCTGAAAAGATGTCAGGGAAAAGGTTTGAAGGCTTTGATACGTTCCACATGAAACGAGGACGAGACTTAGAGCCTGAAGCCGCTGATGTGTTTAGCTTTCAAGAAGATCTAGTTTGCAGGGAGATCGGGTTCGTAACTAACGATGATGAAACTGTTGGTTGCAGCCCTGATCGGTTGACTGAAAATTCTGGCTTAGAAATAAAATGTCCCATGCACACAACTCACGTTAAGTATTTGATCGACTATCACAAGAACGGTGAAATGCCTTCGGAGTATTACGCGCAAGTCCAAGGGACGATGTGGCTAATGGACTTTTCAGATTACTGGTTTATGTCTTATCACCCAGATCTGCCGAATCTAATTATGAACGTCAAACGAGACGACAAGTATATCGCTTCACTTTCAGCGGCGGTTGATAAATTGCTGGAAGAATTAGAAAGTAACTTAACTCTTATAGGGAGAATATAATGGAATATGACAATCGTGGGAAAGTAAGTCTATGGAAGAACGACCGAGGCGGCAGTGGGCCGATCCTTAGTGGTAAAGTCGTTGCTCACCGTGACATCAAAGAAGGTGAGACAATCGACATCGCGTTATGGAAACGTGATGCGTCAGGTAATCAGCCGGTTATGACTGGGAAGATCCAAGATGTTTACGGATCTGAAACTACTGCTACGGTAGAAGAAGATGACTTGCCGTTTTAACTTTGGGAAGTCTTTGAGGCTCGCACAGATCAAGAAGGGGGTGAGTTCTACGGAACTCGCTACCCGTCTTGGTATTACCAAACAACAGGTATCACAATGGAGGTACAGGGAAGACGCAAAGTTATCTTTGATCTGTAAGATTTGCGATCAGTTGAAGATTCACCCATTTGATTTTTTGGAGTTGAGCAATGATTAAGAAATTATGGGATGAGATCAAGGCTATTGTTGAAGATTTATGGGATGCAATAAGACGATGAAAGGCCAATTCTGGTTAATACAAAACCGCAGGGACATTGATGACGTTCTGGCTTTCTTTAGGAAGTCTTTGGAAGACTGGAACTATGAAAGACCAGTTGCTTGGAAGCTCGAAGCATATTCTACAGCTAGGACTTTAAGTCAGAACGCTCTTTTTCATATGTGGTGCGGCGAGATGTCGAGTCACTTTTCCAAGAAAGTCCCGATCAGTCCTGAAGACGTTAAGAAGATCATGAAAAATGAGTTTTTAGGAACAGAAGACGTTGTAATCGGTAAAACGACTATCCCTAATCAATTAAGATCTACGTCTGGGCTAGACAAGGGAGAGATGCACCACTTTATGGAACAGGTTTTCCACTGGGGCATTGATCATGGGGTACAATTGACGAATCCTAAAGATTCGGAATTCAGACGTGCCCGTAACGCTCAGATCTAAATGCTTAACGGCTTTTCAATTACTCCGGAGGTTGGAGGAAGCAGACGACAACGGTTTTTGTGAATGCGTGACATGCGGTGACGTTAGACATTACACCACAATTCACGGTGGGCATTTTCTGCCTAAAGGTAAGTCCAGTTTTTACTCATTAGATCCTGACAATGTTTGGCCCCAGTGCCCTGCTTGCAATCTGTACGGGATGAAACACGGGTCCGCAGCGCAAGTTTATACAATGTTTATGATCAGGAATTTCGGAAAAGATCACGTTGATAGGATGCTTGCAAATCAATCTAGGCCCATTAAGCTATACGCCAAAGATTATCGTGAGATGTTGGCTGAATTTAATGCCAAAATTAAAATCGAAAAAAAAAGGCTTGGTGTGCTTTGAATGCGGCGTTCAAGCCGATCACGCTCATCACGTTGTCCCTAGATCATTAGGAGGTACTAAGACAGTAAATCTATGTTCACCTTGTCATTCGAAAGTTCATTCGCCGCATTTGTTAAAAACGTCAGCTCTCACACAGAAAGCAATGGATAAGCGAAAAGCTCTAGGCATGTATTGTGGGGGGGACGTGCCTTACGGTAAAAAATTAAAAGGTCAGTTTTTGATCGATCATGTAGGTGAGCAAAAGATCATTAAAAAGATAGTGCAATTAAGTGAGAACCACGTTCAAAAAGCTATAGCAGAATTGTTGACTGAGAAAGGCGTTTTGCGGCGCGGAAAACCTTGGAGCAAATATTCAATTTGGAGAGTGATGAAAAATGCGAGATGCGACTAAAGAAGAGTGGAATCAGGTTAAATGGTTAGCTGTCGATGAACCGCCACATTACAACGTGGGAGAGATTGAATGTATAGATTACATCAAGCAGCAACTGGGGGATCAGTATGGGGCCTACTTGCTGGGTAACTGTATTAAGTATTTACACAGACATAAGTACAAGGGTGCGCCGCTAGAAGACTTGAAGAAGGCCCAGTGGTATCTAAACAGGTTGATCGATACGGCAATCTGAAGTAGTATTTATGTGTCGGCGGGATTACCAGTCCCTGAAGGCCGATTTGAGTTTGGGTCAAAAGAACCGTGCGCAAACCGACACGGATCTAATTTTCCCACCTTTTAAATCAGACTTCAACTGCTTTTCGCCGATGGAAAGTGGCGTTTAATCGTGCGTCCAATCCAGAAAGCGATAATTCGTGAGCAGATTGTAGGACTTGGCTTGTCCCGATTCACGTCCCTAAATTGCAAAGACCTAAGTGGGTTGGCTGGCGTTGCGTCCAGCTAGGAAACCGAAAGGACATTAGTACCGCACCGAAGGGTGTAGTCACATCAGACCTAACCAGATTAACGATCTGCATGGTTGTGACTTGCAAAGGGAAAAAGCCGAGCTGTCTTTAAAATAAGGATGCCCATGAGAAGAAGATTTGAAACAGAAGAAATGCTCGAACACGAAAATAAGGCTCGCGACTGGCTATCAAGAAAAATCAAGAAACCCATACACAAAATCAATGATGGTCTATGGGGTGTGGATTGGGCAGTATACGAAACCAATGGAAACCTGTACGGGTTTATTGAGTATAAAAAACGCAAGCATAAGCGTGGTCAATTTCCTGATGTAAGAATGTCAGGGATGAAATATCTACGGCTAAAACAGTACAAAGAAACATTTAAAGTTAAATGCTCAATATGCGTAGAGTTTGAAGACGCAATTACTTTAGCGCCAATTGAAGCAATTGATCCCAAGCTGGTTTCGTTTGGGAGAACATCGAACTTCCGAGATAGCTACGAAGTCGAGCCGTGCATCGTTATACCCACCGAAAAACTAACTATTGTGGAGTAAACAAAAGTGTTGACTATGATATGGCTTTGCCCTTAAAATGGTTTCACCAACAACGCAAACGAGGAATGCCGATATGAACGATTTAAACAAAGCACAGGTCTTGGCCGATTCAGCTCACTTACTGGCTGAGAAGATCAATAGAGCTAGATTTGAGGGCAAGAAGATCAGCGACGAGCAGACTGTAAAACTATGTGAAGTGCTAAGTGTTCTTACCGAATTGTTGGGAGAGGCGGCTTAGGCCGCTAAGGGGAGAAGATGAAAGTCAAAGTTGATTGTACCTTAGAAATAGATTCAGAAGTCATGAAAACGTACATCGATGACATGGGCGATCACGAATCCATTAAAGAGTTCGTTGTTAATTACATCATAACCGGCGGGATCATGTGTCTTGACGAAAGCATTAATAACGCTATCGGTGAAGAACACGTTACACAAATCCTAAGATGGGATTTAGGATGTTAAGACCACATCAAGACAAGGCGATGAACCAGCTAAGACAATCGATCAGGAAAGGAAATACCAGATCTGTTTTAGCTGCACCTTGCAGCTTTGGAAAGACAAGGGTCGCAGTCGAGATACTGAAGAACGTAGCCAAGAACGGCAAGATGGGCATCTTTATCTGTGACCGAGTAAAGCTGGTCGATCAAGCACTAGAAGAATTTGATCGAGCAGGGATTAAGGTCGGGGTCATGCAGTCCGATCACTGGCGAACCAATCCGAATGCACAAATTCAGATAGCATCGATTCAGACGCTTGCGAGAAGACGCTACAAGCCCTTGTTTCACGTTGCAGTTGTTGATGAATGCCACACGCACTATAAGACGACTACTGAGCTAATGGACAACTACAGCAAGTCGATCTTCATTGGTCTAAGTGCTACGCCATATTCTAAAGGATTGGGAAAGTTCTATTCTGATTTGATCGTTCCTATCACGCCTGAACAATTGCTAGATCAGGGGTATTTATGTCCGGTCAAATACTACGGTGGTCATCACGCGAACCTGAAGGGCGTGAAGAAGAAGCGAATCGGTACAGGTGGAACTGACTTTGATCCTAAGTCATTAGCATCAGCGATTGAGTCTGACGAAAAGCTGGTCGGCGATATCATTGAAAACTTTAAACGATTCGGCAAGGGGCAGACCATAGCCTTCAGTCCGTCGATTAAACACAGCCAGAAGCTGGTCGAGATGTTTAGGGAACAAGGATTTACCGCAGAGCATATCGATGGCTATATGGAGCAGGACGAACGTCAGAGTCTTTATGAAAGTCATGATGAAGGTGACTTTCAGATTCTAAGCTGTTCACGATTGTTAAACACCGGATATGACGCGCCCAAGGTCGAAACGCTGATCGATTGTTTCCCAACGAAGTCTTTGATCACCTACGTCCAGCGAGCTGGCAGGATCATGCGAACGCATCCCAACAAGGTAGAGGCTATTTACCTTGATCATTCAGGTAACGTCCAAAAGCATGGATTTGCAGAAACCATCGTTCCCGAGACTTTGGATGACGGTGAAAAGAAATATGACGAGCGGATTCTGACCAAAGAAAAGAAAGAGCCAGATCTGTCAGTTTGCCCACAATGTTTCCAGCATTTTTTGATACGATGTGTGTGCGGGTATCAAAGACCACCGAAAGAAATCCTGAAGTCAGACGATCAGGTCTTGAAAGAGCTAAAGAAGGCTAACAGGAATTTCAGCGCAGAAGAAAAATCACGTTGGCTAGGTGAGTTTAAGTTTTACGCACGTCAGAAAGGTTACAAGGACGGGTGGGCATCATGGGCCTACAGATCGAAGTTCGGTGTCTGGCCCAATAAGATAGATTCGCAAACGACGATCCACGTTTCATCAGAAGTGAAGGATCACATCACGCACATCAACATAAGAAGGGCCAAAGGTGTTAAGAGACATTCTTCCTAAACTGGAAAAGGTATCAAAACGGGGTGAACGGTGGGTAGCGTGTTGTCCGGTTCACAATGACACGAACCCAAGCATGACGATGAAGGAAGAAGACGGGAAAGTCCTTATTCATTGTTTCGCGTGTCAGGCAAACGGTCAGGAAGTCGTTCAGGCGCTAGGCTTACCGTCGAGTGTTTTATTCCGAGATTCTAAGCGTCAGGCTATACCCCAGAAGGTCATAGAAGCAGCGAAGGAAGACGTGTACTTCATTGAGATATTTGAACAAGAAAAGGCCAAGGGTAGTCGGATAACGCACAACGATTTCAAGCGATACCGACTGGCGAAAGAAAGAATTAAACTTTTACAGGTGGGCTGATGAACTGGGTTAGACATCCACAATCAACGCGTCCCATGAAGAAGGGAAGGCCATTAACGAGCGGGAATTGTGCAACACGCGCAGAGCTAGAATCCGAGATCGCTAAACGTATTGCTCTGGGCTGGAATACCAACAGGATAAAGTATAGATTTGGTATCAACTGGCGAACTGCAAAAAACATTATCACTGACTTGGAGAAGAAAGGTGCAACCAACTAAAAAAGAAATGCTGCTGGCGTGGATGACGCTGGTTAAAGTTATGGACTACTATGGCCCTGACTATGTGGACGAATACCACAAGCAAGTTATCCCTGACGTGTTAAGCCTGTTGGATAAGCTACAAGCGGAGGAACAATGAGCAACTACCCTGCTGGAGCATGGACAGATCCCAATGCGCCTTGGAATGAAACCACATGTCCTTTATGCGGTGAATTAACCGTAGAAGTGTTGGGCATGTACCCTAGACAAGAATGCACTGCTTGCGACTGGACGTATGAAGAAGATGTTTAACTCATACCTATATAAAGCCTCTTGTATTCTATTCACGATCACTGCCGTCTTGGTGTTCCCGTTCTTCGTGGTATTATTCCTCATAGGATGGATGACCAACACCTTCAGAGATAAGGCCAATGACCGACATTACACAACTGCACCAGACAGAACTTTTGAGGTTCATTCAGGATTTGCAGAAGGAAATCCAGCAGGGAAAGATCACATACATTGAGATGGTCGTTCAGCGTGAAGATGAGGAGTATGTGGAATGGGATCTTCTTGAATCAGGCGTGAAGTCTTTAGATCATCAGCATCTGCTGGCTCAGGTTGGATGCCTGTACATGGCGGCTCACGATGTCGTTAATGAGATATTGGAGATCGAAGATGAAGATTGATTTACGCAACAACATCAAGGAAGTCACCAAAGACCTAACGAGAACACAGAAGAAACAGATCCCGTTTGCCACCAGTCAGACGCTTAATCAGTTGGCTTTTGAGTTAGCAAAGAAGAAAGGCACTGGGGTATTAGGTAAGGCTACAGCTAAGAAGTTTGACAAGAAGTCAGGGAAGGGATCAACCAAGTTCACGCAGAAGAACTTCTTCTTTGATAAGTCATCTAAGCGTAGCCTAACGGCTACAGTGTTTTGGGATGACAGCCGCGCTGACTACATGAAGTTTCAAGTGTTTGGTGGCACAAGGTTTCCTAACAAACGTGCCATCAGGGTATCGACTAGGCATTCAAACAAATACCTAGACGCATTCGGTAACTTCAAGAAAGGCGCTATCGATGACATGATGCAGGACAAGTCAAAGTTCTTCTCAGGTAGTCCAAAGGGTGCTAAGAAGTACAGCGAAGGCATTTGGGAGAGATACGGACGTAAGACGAAGAAAGGTGGGCAGAAGATTCGTATGGTCGCAGCGTATGAGAAGGATGCTAAGTACAAGCCACTGTTTCCGTTCGGTAAGATCGCTGACACCTATATCTTCTCGCCCAAGCATGGCTTCCAACAAAAGTTCCTGAAGAATCTAAGCAAGGCTATTGCGAACGCTAAATAAATAGAACAGTTGACTGGCATAAGGGAATCAACCATAATGATGACCAAGGAGAAGATTATGAACAGACTGCAAAAGATTCTACTAACCATCGCGATCATCGTTGTGATCGGCATCGTAGGCAATCAAGACTACGAACATGAACAACAAGCCAGCCAAGAGTACACCTACAACGTCTGTGATGGCTACTGGCCGGACTTCAAAGATCTAAAGCCCAAATGCCCATGAATGCGTTAAATCGGTACTGGGGGGCCTACAAAGGTACTGTCTGGCCCTTCCCGTCATGTCCCTTTCTTCC